TACAGGATTGTTAGGGTCGTTAACTGCTCTAACAAACGCAAACCAATCACTCTCTTTCTTTTCAAACCAAGTATAATCCATACTTCCATTTGTCTGTAAGTCAGTCTGTAGTGTTGCTGTCCATGCATCAGTTGACTCAAGGTTAATAGTTTTAAATATTTTATTTTCTAAAGGAGAATCATTAAATACACTCTTTATCATAGAGGATATAGTTGATGCGGCAACTGCAGCAGCAGGGTCTGCAGGTGTAGTATAAGGAGGCGAATAAAACTTATCCCAATACTGTTTGTAGTATTCATTACGTGTGTTGTTTGTATTGTGTCTATATAAATTTCCTCCTTTAAAAGAATAAAAATAATTATTCATTCCCTTCATCATATCAGGAATGTATCCATAGAAGGATGGAAACCCTTGCACACTCTCGCTATATGTTAATGTATACTCTGCCATTGTTATTAGTATTTACCTCGTCTTGTTGTTGGAGAACTCTTTGTTGAGCCACCCTTGCCTGCCCATAAATGTTTACACGCCCAATACCTTGCAGTTAACTTTGACTTAGCCGTACCACATTTGTGTCGTGCCTTAAAACTTTTTCGTGCTGCCGCAGAATAGTTGTGCCCATATCCCTTAGCACCAAAGTGAATAAGTTTCTCTTTGCCACCTTCACAGGCTTTAACCATCTTCTTTTTTCCTCGCTTGTATGATGGTCTAACTTTATTACAAGCCATCTTTGATTTATCTGCTTTCATCCTCTTGTTACTTTACCTGCTTTGGTATTAGACACAAACTGTTTTTTTCTACCAAATCTTTTTTTCTTTTTAGCTGTCGCTGCCCTTTCAGACTTGCTCATGCTCTTTGCTTTCTTCAAAGGTAAGCATCTGTCAGGATTTTTTTTATCCTTACTTGTGCCACACGCTCCAAGTATTGAGCCATCAGTTCCTATACGAACCCATTTCTCATCTCTCCATTTCTTTAACTCACCCATTACTTATCTTTTTTGGCGTAGTTAGGGTCTTTACAATATTTACTCGCAGCCATATTCGCATACGCTGAAGGGTATCTATCAAAAGTTCTTTTTGCCCATGCTATCCCTGCAGGACATATCTTGTTATTCTTTTTTGTTCTTCCTTTCTTTGCCATATTGTTTTAATTTTGTCTCGTGGGACGAGACTGTTATGGGCAACTACCCACGCTTATTATTACACTATTACTATCTAACTGAAACCAAGCACCATTAGCACTTCCATCGTCCCATCTATAGTATCCGGGACCTGTAGCTGCTGATAATTTCTGTTGTGCATTCGCATCTAAGAAAACCCAATCATGGAGTGCAGGGTTACCCCCACTACCTGTCACTGCTCCATTATAATATGTAGATGCAAAAGGTTGTCCACAAGCTCCTGCACTTGTTGCTTGAGGTAAAGTGCTTACACTAAATCCTGTCAAAGCTGTAGGGCATTCTGCTCTAATCTGCCATGCAGGTGGTGTACCACAAGGAGAAGTCATCTCTATTGTTAAAGTTGTAGGTGAAGCTATTGTCTTTGGTATATACATAATACACGCACCGGGAACCCCTGCTGTAGTTTGCATCTGTCCTGCTACTACCGTTGTTGCAATAGTGTTTCCTGTTGCTACAAATGCTCCGCCTGAATAATTAAATTCATTTAATGTGTAAGGACTTCCTGCTACAATACCACAGTCAGCAGCAGTATCTCCTAAAAATATTGGTAAAGAACCTGTGCCTACTTTATATCCAAAGTTAGCTGTACTTACCTCATTGTAAATAAAAGTATTGTACGTAGCTTTTATTCCTGTAGGAACTGCCGCTCCTGTAGGAGTCAACATTATTTTTACTGCACCTGTACCTGTCCCCACCATATAAGATACCTTATATATACCTTGAGCACCTGTACCTGAAATAGCACCTGCACAAGCACCTGCACAACTAGGACATGTTGCAGCAAAAGATAGTACCCCTGCCGCTTGCTCTCTAAATATTACACCGTCTGAATAAAATCCATCAGGTGCATAGGTTGTTAATGCTGCATCAGAAAACACTGATGTGGCTGTAGAGAATGTTGGTGCGTCTATATAATATGTTCCAAATGAAGCCATGTTAATTCTTTAAGGTGTACAAGTTGCGTTTATATGTTGTGTGGGTTGAGTAGTAGTTGTGCTTATAACTTCAAAGCACTTACCTGTCAATCCAATTAAATTATAATATGTTCCTATAACTAATGCTGTAGCTGATTGAGCGTAATACTCTTCTGTACTATCGTTTACATTTCTTACAAGATACCAATGCTGAGTACATCCACAGCACACATCTACCTTAGATGTAGCATCGTAACATAAACCATACTCAACGCTATTTCTATAGTCATAAATTAAATATAAATACTCTTCAGTAGTACCTGCCAAAGTAAAATCTGCTGAGTATGTGTTGGGAGCTAGACTACTTATTAATGGTAGAGCTTGTGTTGAAGCTGCAATTAGATTAGCTATATCCCCCGGAGTGTTAGCATATACTGTGTTTGTTCTAAGATATCTAAACTCATCTGCCGTTGTATCAAAAACAAAATCATCTGTTGCAATCTTATTTGATATTAAACTCACAGTGCTTCCTGTTGTTGGGCATATACCATCACCCTGTACGCCATTAACTAAAGCATACTGAGAGACTAATGGGTTCGCTGTGCCACTAGCAAATGTAACAGCATTTGATTGTAAAGGCGACACATAACTACCATCAGTATATCTGTATTGGTTGTGAATAGTTTTTGTAGACTCTGAGTTAGAAGTAATACATACTTGTACTACCTTCATTGGGTTTGCACCCGGACAGTTAGCTGTCAATCTAACAACAGCATCAGCTACACTTGCTGTAACTGTAATAGTTGCTGTGGTAACAGATGAAGAGTTCTTATTAAAACTAAGAGTTCCACTTCCGGACACTACACCTGTACTTGTGGTTACGCCATTGTATGTTACGTCTATTGTTCCACTATCTCCTACAGCAAATACATAAGGAATGCTTACCGCTCCTACCGTACTTCCAAAATCTACACAATAAGAATATGGAGTCCCAAGGATAGCCACTATACTTTGAGTAACACCACACTCAATACATGGTGTAACTGATGGAAGTTTAATATCGTTAGATGATAATACATACTCATTCATGTAGGGGTCAAAACCTCCTAACTTTTGTGTATCACCATTAGTTATAAACAAATCTCTAAACCAACTACGCATACCAACTTCAGATATAACCGTAAGCTGTTCACTACTCCCTGCACTACCTTTAAGTCTAATCACTGCTCCACGTTTTGAGTCTGTAAAAAACTTGTCGTATCCGTACACTACAAAACTCTCAGGGTTATTACTAATACCATACTCATCAAGTCTTGCAACTTGTTGCCCTAATACTTCAGGGATGGATGTAACTGTACCTCCACCTACTGCATCAGTTAATATATTCTTACCTACCGTTACATAAGATATCTTGTCTTCCTGTAGCGTAAGCAAGTCAGTCTCTCTACCATGAAGAATCTGTATAGGACCGAATGAATCTTCAAGAGGTAAAAAGTTTAATAATCCTAAATTAAATTCATTTAGTTTATTTACATTCGATTCATCATTGTATACACCACTATAAGTAATGTCAGCAAATCTATCTGCTTCTTTAAAATCTTGTGATGAAACTGATACAACTCTATTGCCTAAGTTAAAGTTGTTCCCAATAATAGAATCTTCTATCTTATAACTCTCAGCTCCATTCCCAAAAGTAAAACAGTTAAAGAAATCAAGATATACAATCCCGTTAGCAATTGCAGTTTGGTCTACATTATTTGGACTCTCAGGATTAAAAGTTCTATGGTATCCATTTGATATACCATAAGACATTGAGCCTTCATAAAAAATATCCGGCACTGCATCTTGAGGTTCGGTCTCAAATATAAAATTGTTGGTTAGTCTAACCACCTCTATCCTACAGCTAATAGTTGATGCTCGTTTAGGATAATTTAATGCTTGAGAACAAGCAGGTGTCCCTGATGAAAGATAAAATTTTTGTGGTTCAGTTGGTAAAGCAGGGTCTGCCAAAAACTGATATTGATTTACACTATTGTTCGGAGCTGCAGGAGCTGCCGTACTTCCAAGAACAGGGTCAAATACATTTGAGTTACAGGTTTCAGTAGTACCAACATCACACCCTAACGGGTCTTCTATGTTAATATTATCCCCTACAAACCACGCATGAATGTCACTAAATGACTGACTAGCTGTAAAAACTTTATTGTATCTATAACTATCTCTACCACAATTACCGTTTCCATCACCACTACCTCTCCTTACAAATTCTATTTCAATAGTAATTATACTACCTGCAGGAATGCTAAGGGCATTTCCTGCTGAATCGGTAAGTGCTGCTAAACTATACGAAAGCTCAGGATAAGAACCATTAAAAGTTTGTTTAACAGTTTGTTTACCACAATCTATTACAGAGTTAGAATCATATACAGCCGCAAAGTTATTAGTAGACAACTTCATGTAAGTTCCGGCAGGTGATTCAGGTGTTGCAGGTGGACCTCCTGAAGCAGCAAAGTCTGCATTCTTTGCTTCTTTATCTAACACCGTAGTTACTGCACATTGTCCTAATGCACCATTACTATCAGCCTTTACTTTCAATCTATCTCCTATCTCTATCTTTGCTGCATTTTCTCCTTGAATTAAAAACCAACTCTCTGTACTAGTGTCAGGGTCATTTACAAAAAAGTTACTATATATAGTATTGTAATTTTGTAAACTCTCCTTCATTACAAACTTGTAACGTGTTGCCCAACTTGGAGCAAGCATATATGTAGGTATAGTTACCTTTACTTGATTCTTATTTACTGAGTCCGAACAAGGAATGTGTACGTCATTGTTGGTGCTTACTAAAGTAGTGGTAGCTCTATTAAATTCATCCATATAAATAATACCTACCTCGTAATCTCTGTCGCTATGTAAACTTTTTGTATCAGCTATATTCTGAAAGAATGCTTCTGCTACCTGTATTTTATAATACTCATATGCATTTGTTGTACCACTAACATACTGTGCTGCTAACAACTCAAACTCTACCACACTACTACCAATACTTGACACCACGTTTATAGGTTGTCCTAACGCACTACCAATACCACTATCGGTTTTGGTAAAAGCATTTAAGGTTGCAGGTAGTATGCAATTAAAACTATCCGTAAGTGTAGTACCGTTACACGCATTAGCCATAGGCTGAATGTTAGTAACCGTTCCAATACTATTTAAAAATTCCGTACTATTAACCATATCATATACATTACTATATGTTTGGTTTAATGTAAATAAGAATTGTATTTCGGATGGTGGTGTAGTGGCAGTAGGTACACTAGCTCCCTGAAAAGAACTGTGGATAAAAGTAACTCCAAAAGAAAATATTGAACCTGCATCTAAACTTACATTAGAAAGGTCTACTGAAAACCCTGCGTTAGTTACTGTTATTGGTGTGTATAAATTGTAATCTACAGTTGTATATGTTGGCGTAAGCGTTTCGTTTTCAATAAAAGTTGAGAACTTTTCGCAAGAATAATCTAGCTGAATATCATTGTCATTCGCATCTTTTAAATTATATCCATCCACATAGTTACCATACATCAAACGATTACCCATTATACTCTGAGCCTTAGCAAACCTTGGTACATTATCATATAATCTAAGTATCTCTGAGGTAGGAAGTATCGTGTATATTTTACTATTGTCAAAAGTAAATGTCTGTGTGACATTATCAGGAATACCTTCCTTTACTTTATCCAACTTTTGAATTACTTTTATAGTAGAATCATTAGCTTCTTTAAATAACAAATCAATTCCTTTTACTAATGGTCCTCCTGTGTCATAACTTACATCAACTGACTTGATTAAGTTTATCATTCCCGAATTTAAAAATGCTGTAGTATTAATAGCAAATGGAGATGATATAAATGCAGGGTCACTAAATTGAGATGTTGCACTATACTCACCATCCTCATACTTATATCTATAAGCAAAACAAATAAACCTATCTTCAATAAAGTTCTCTTGATTTAATACAGGTGCAGGACTCTTAACCCATGTTGGAGCTTCAGTAGGTGGAGCTTTAATAACCAAGATATCTTTTACATCAAAATCATCAATGCCTGTTGCACCTGCAGGAGTAGGGTCAGGGTAATTCTTTTTTATATTTATTTTTCTAGGAGGATTATAGTCATCGGTAAAAAATAACATATCATCTACCATGTCTACACCTGTGATGAGATATTGTGAATTAAAGTTTAGTTTAGTTGCATTTCCTGTACCATCATTAATACTTATTATGTGATAGGTAGTAACTGTGGTATTGGTATCGTATGACATTATTAAGTCACACTTCTGTGTAGTAGCTCCGGCTACAGGAAAACTATGGTCAGTAACAAACCAATAGATTGTTTCTCTTGCTCCGTCTTCAAACGCACCAATACATTTTGCTGAGGGACTTAACTTCTGCCCGTTAACCTCAATGTCTGTTAATGCTGTATTACCTTTTGTATTTTCAACAGAACCTATCTCGCTATTCTCAGTAGAACCAAGGCGAACATTCATTGCATCTACATATTCTCCTTGAGGCACAAGTCTCTCATCAAGAGACTTATTCATTCTACCTCTAATGAAATTTCTTTTTAAGTTAGGCATTCTACTTTATCCATTTATCTCTTCCACGTAGATTCATTAAGAGTCTACCCGGATGAATATTACTTATTCTAATTTTTGCGTTTCGTAGTAAAGCTGATTTGTTTTTCTGTGCTCTCCTTACAATATATTCTTGTGTTCCAAGTTTACTATTAAGTATTGCATACTGAATGTATGCATATATGTAATCCTCAAATAATTTATTAACAGTTACATTTGCATCCACTCCATTCTCCATACCATCTGAAACGTATTCTAATATACAAGTTTCTCCTGACATATCCGAACTAAAGTTTATAACACCACCTTTATTGTCTATCCTAAACGTAGGATTAAAGTTAGCAGTCTCTGTATTCAAACCATACCTTGCTCCAATGTTATATTCAAAATACCAATCACCATCACAGCAATATCCTTGCTTACCATTGTATGGACTTTGCTCGTTAAGATAAATAGTTTTTTTCTTTTTAGTTATCCTATCAAAATCAATCTCTGAGTATTGAGGAGATAAAGCGTTACCATTTGCATCAAATAAAATTCTACAGTCATTGTCCTGTAAATATGCACTTGCTCCATTAATCTGAATATTCTCTGTAAGCGGTCTTAAATATCCATCCTTATACAAGGATACCCTTACCCAATTAACGTAGTCTGAGGGCAGGATAAAGCGTAATGTGTCGCATACATCTAACTCTAGCGTCTTTATTTCTTTAAACGCATCATAGTTTAATTCTTGTATCGCTCTCTTTGCGTGGAATAAAATCTTGTATCGTTCTTCATTGTTAACTAACTCATGGTTCCCATTATACATTAACATAAAATTGTTAACAACATCTTCTAAGCTAACGTATTGGTATGAACCCCAATTAGCATTTTCAGGAACTGCTCCTGAGTTTTCGTAATATGCATATTGATTTATATAAGCCATGGTCTATCGTTCTTCTTGAATGTTTTGTGTTTCTTCTGTCTTAGCAAATTGATATACATCTCCTTCCCTAATTGAAATTCCTGCGTATTCTAATATCTTTACTACTAAGTTAGGTTCGTCAGACAAAGGTAACTCAAAGTCTTGATAGTCTGCAGCCGTTCCATCAAATACAGGTTCTCCTCCTGTCACAAGACTCATATCTTTATAAGTCCACTTAGGGTCTTTAGGGTATCTAAAGTATTGACACTGAACCTCACCATTAGCATCAATAGTAGTAGGGTAGGCTGTTACAACATCTCCCTCCAAAGTATATGCAGGAAATGTTTCATTTGGTGCAGTAAGTAAAGAGTTGTTAAGCATAGTTATCTTGCTATGCGTTACCTTTTCCATTTCCTTTAACTTAGTTCCATTATTAAATAGGACTTTGTTAATAAGATAATAATCACTACCTGTAGTAGCCGTAGTAGGCACAGTAAAAGTGTTAACCGCAATGTGTGTTAAATTGGCTGTAACTGAAAAGAACTCAATTACTTCTGCTAAACCTTTTTTAATATCAGCCATCCCTGTGCCTGATTGCCTAGCATTCTCTTTGTTTATCTGATAGTTGTAAGCATAAAAATAATCTTCAAATAAATCTAGTTGTGCTTGCTTACAATATAAATCAAAGTCTGACGGAGATATATACCCGTAGTTATTCTTGTTCAATACAGCTAGCACTGTTGCTCTGACAGAATTTATCATTTGTAATCTTTTTACAAAGATAAAGAAAAAAAAAGAGGATGCATTTTTTTACATCCTCTAATAATAAAGCTATGGTTTTAATTAAGCTATAGCAATACCTGTAATAGTTACTGCACCACCTGCAGCTACAGTTAAGCCATTTAAACTTACAGCAAACTTTGGATTAGTCCACGAAGTTTGAAGTGCTTCAATTACTGAATCTTGAATACGGTCTCTTACAGACACATCATTAGCAGCCATAGCTGCACCAATAGTTAATGTAACAACATCTTGTGCTGCTGCATTTCCGTAAGTGATAGTTACAGTAGTTGTACTTGCTTGTTCAATTAAAACGATTCCATCTACAGCAACTAGCTGTGATGTTTCTCCTGTCGCTGTGATAGGAATTGATAGAAATTTTTGCATGATATAAAATTTATGCGTTAATAAAAAAAATAATTATTCAAAGATACGAAAATTTATTCTTCTAAATTAGACTCTAACATCTTCAAAGATTGTATTCCCTCTTCAGATTTTAAGTATGAACCTACCACATGGTATGGGTCTTCACCAAAAGGAACTACAAGCATTCTCTTTTTATTTGATGGGGTGTTAAAGTATACATCCTTCTGCTTGTTTCTAAATGATAACAATCCTTTTTTAAAGAATACCTTTACTTGCGAAGTGTGAGTCAACTCAGGGTCAGATAATACCTCTAAAAAATTATAAGGTTGGTTCCTTGCATAAACAAGTACATCTCTTTTAAGTTCTGCTGTTGACACTTTATCAGGGTCAGTACCAAACAATACTCTTGATACCATCTCAAGCTGTGATAAAGATAACTGCCTTGCTTGTATTAATGCATCAACCTCTACGTTTAAATCCTCAACCTCTTCTTGTGCATCTTTTTCATCATCTACCTCCTCAAATATAATATCTCTTTGGGGATGTAAATATAAAAATTCTTGTAATACAGGATTAGTAGCAGGTACACTTAAGAAACCATCTTCAAATACTATGGGTTCAAGTATTACGTTTCCGTCTTGCTCGTCTTCAAAAGGAGTCTTTTGATTAGCAGCATAGCGTAATGCTCTATTGGTGTTAGTTTTAGGGTCAAAATAAAGTAAGGCTGAGCGTCTAGTGTGACGAGTTGGCAGCATATAAGATAAAGGTGCTGCTTCCTTTTTAAGTTTGTAATGTTTAGTTACAAGGGTTTTGTTGTTTTTCATTTGATTAGATTTAAAATTAAAAAAAAAGGGAGGGGATTAACCCTCCCTAATATTTGTTCTTAGTCTTTAAAGATAAAGAAGTTGTTTGCTCCAAGAGTACAAACTGCTCTCTCAGATAGGAAGTTAACTTCCATTGCATCTAAATCAGAAGTTCTTGCACCTCCGGCTGAACCTGTAATCCAAGTTTTGTATCGTCTGTCTTCTGTTTCAGAAGCTCTGTAACGTACATGTAAGAAAGGACGCTTAGCATTCTTTCCAAGGATTTGGTCATATACAGATGTTGAACCTGCAGGAACTAAAAGTCCATTGATTCCTACACCTGCTCCGTCAATACCACCTCTCATTGTTGGGTCATTCAAGTATTTCCAATCTGTCTTGTAGAAGTCATATCCTCTTCTGAATCCTGAGAATCCTAAGTTAAGAGCCATCTCTTCGTCATTGTCAAATAGTCCGTAAGACGTACCACCTGCTCCGTAAGAGTTTTGTGCTGCTAACATATCATCTACATCAAATCCAAACTGACGATTCAAGAAGATAACATTCTCTTCGATTGCACCTTGCTTGTCTAATCTTTGGATAACTGCATCGAAATCACCTAGAGTCTGTGGATTACCACCACCCCAAACATTTCCTCTGTTCTCTACAACGTAGAAGATACCATCTGAACCTGTAGTAGCACCTGCTAATAAGGCTGAACCTGCTAAAGCAGGAACTGCTTCAATCATGGCTGTTTCTAGGTAATCTTCAAATCGTAGTCTTGTCTCATGCTCAGACTTTAAATACCAAAGATACCCTGTTCCTCCATTCTCAGTTGAAATTTCAACCCATCCGATTTGTGCCATATCAGAACCTGATACTGCGTACTTATCTTTGATGATGATTGGTTTGTTATCAAAGAATACATCTTCAGCCTCAAGGCTTCCAACCATTCCATTTGTTCCTTTTCCAAATTCAGAACCATAAATCATGATTGTACACGTTTGATTGATTGCAATCGTACCTGCTGCTTCATAAAATGTAAGGGTAAAACTACCTACACCGGTACCACCTGCATTCACAATGTTTGTTACAAGACCTTTATTACTGTTTCCTGTAGCATTATCTACCACTAATACAGTTTGTCCTGCTCTAATTGCTATACCTGTTACGTTAGCATCATTAACAGTGTAAGTTTGAACTGTCAAACCTGCCGCTGTATCTGCGTTTACATTAACATATTTAGTATGTAATCTTCCTTGCTCTGCCCATTTGATAAGGTCAGAGTTAGATGGCATCTCTGCTCCTACTAAACGTAAGAAAGATGCTACTGTTCTGTTACCATATCTTTCAAATTCTTTCTCATATGTATCAGGTAGATACTGATTCAAGAAATCAAAGTTGGTAATATAATTAGTCGCTAATGCGACCTGTTCTGCTGAGGGTTGTAAATCAAACCCCGGTACTGCTTGTACTGCCATTTTTTTTAAGTTTTAATTTTTAAATTTTCTTTATACTTCTAATTTTTAGTCCACGACCTGAGTCAGGATTGACGGACCTAATTTTCATTCCCCCCTTCGTTACAGTCTCAGGTGCTTTGCGTGTTGTCATATTGACATTCTTTTGTTTACGCATTACATCATCCACTGCTGCAGCTTGCCCTTGTTCATAAAAGAACTTTGCAAACTTGTCAGGGTTCATTGCAATAGATAAAGCTCTGTGATATCCTGCCGCATCCTTAATCAAACCATTCTCATCCAAATACTTATTAATAAAGTTCATTGGAGTAGACTGTGCTTTTTTTAATTCAGCTAAATCACCGGGAGCGTAAGTAACATTTTTATCATCTAACTTGAACTCAAAACCTTTGAACTCATCTGTAAAGACTTCATTTGTTTTTTTATGGAACCACTCCGTCTTACGTTTGTTCTCCTCTTGATATGACTTTGCATTATCTAAATACTGCTTATACTCTTCTAGTTGCTTCTTCGCTTCTTCAGACATTCCAACCGTACTTGACTCAAGAGGTTGTTTATATATCTCCTTCTGCTCAGTAAAAAACTTTCGAGCTTTAGCAATTTCTTTTTTCTTTGTTAGTCTTTGTTTTCTTACAAACTTTTCTTCGTCTAAGTCTTCATCATATGAAAACTCATCTATCATATCTTTTACATCATCACCATCTAAACCTTCCTCTGTTGTAAGATAATACTCTGCTAACAGTTTGTCGTCTTCCATAGAATCAAAGTCTTGTTGTAACTTAACATAATCATCTATACCACGACCTGTATCTTTTTTGTACTTAAAGTAAGCGGCTACATCTTCAGGTAATTCTTCTGATGCCTCTCGCTCTTCCATCAACTCATCAAATGAATTGATTTTCTTTCCGTACTTAGTTTCAATATATGAAAGAACGTCATCATCCGTCAAAGGCGAAGCTTCCTGTGGTTCTTCTTTTACTTCATCTGCTGAAGTGGTTTCATCTGTAGTAGCCTCCACATTGGTTACTTCCTCTTTTTCTGTTGAGTCTTCAAATTGTTCTTCGTGCTTTTCAAGTAATTCTTTCTCTACTTCTTGCACGCTTTTACTTTCGACTTCGTCTAATGATTTTACTTTTATTTCCATTTAATTTGATTTTGTTACAAAGTTACACAAAATTTTTACATTATTTCAAGCTACCTTGGAGAGAACTCTGCTAAGTCAAATCCATCTAAACTATCTTCATTAGATTCAAAGATAGGTGGCTTTCCTCCTTGCATCTTTTGCATAGGGGGTACAGGCTTATCGTCTGCTGAAAATTCTTGAGGAGGCAAGTTGTTCTTTCGTTGATTAATTAATTTAGATTGTTGATTGTTTTGCTGTGTAATTCTATCTGATTTAGCTTTCTCTCTTTCATTTTCTCTAGTTTGTAAAGCATTCTCACTAATATCTCTTAGTTGTTGATTATAAGCAAACTCTTCAGCCATCAATTCACTTTTTAATTTAGCTTCTGCCTGCATCTTCTCTATTTCAAAAGCTATCTCAGCTTGTTTAATCTGCATCTTAGATTGGGTCTCAGCTTGTATTTTTTGTTGAGCAGCTTGAGCAGCAACCTGTTGAGATTGTATTTGAGCTTGTGCTTGCATTGCTTGCTGTTGCATCTTCATCTTTTCTTCTCTTTCCTGCTTTTGTTTTCTTTTCAACTTTAAAAGTTGATTAGCAAGTTTCAAGTTTTTAAGTTCTCGAATATCAATTGCGTCTTCAAGGTTGATGTCATTCTTCGATAAAGCCATCTGAATATTTTGCTCAAGCATAGCTTGCTCTTCTTCGTCAGGACTAACCTCTATAAAAATACCAAAGTCATATATATATAAGTCTTTGATTTCATTTAAGATAGATACGTTATACTTTCCTACTTGGTTTGTAAACTCTTCAGCAAAATCAGAATACTCAAGAATATCCGCTACTCTATATGTAAGACCTTCAGCTAAAGTTTTATAAATATATAAGCTACTATCTAGAATATGTCTTGTTGCAGTATTGCTATTTAATGCTGCTAACTTTTGAACACCTACTAATGCGTCAGGATTTGGTGTAGAACCATCTCTTGCTTCGTTAAGTCCGGTCACATCTCTAATCATATTCAAGTAATGATTGTAGTTGTTAACTAACATCTGCAACTTAGACGCACCTGAATTACTATTTAATTCTTGAATAGGAACTCTTGCTTGGTTGAACTCACCATCTTGTGTATAACTTCTTCCAATTACACTACCTGTTTGAAAATACAATCTTAATGCATCTTCAGGATTGTAAGCATTACCTGTGCCAAGGTCTACCTCACTTAACCCATCAGCATCTATGAATACACCATCAGGTACAACCTTAGATAATACCTGCTGTATTTTTAAATGAGTGATTTGGATTAAGTCAGCAAAGGGAATCATTCTTCTTACCAAAGATTCAATAGCTCCTTTGTACATTCTTGGTGCTACTGCTACATAGTTAGGAAGTGCGTGTTGAGTAGCAGACTTTGGTCGTACCATATTTTCAGCCATCTCCCACTTCAATAATATATTAGTACCCATTACCATTATACCATCATACCATACATCAATAGTTTTTTCTATCTTTTCAAAGTTATTTTCTTCCATCATTTCTTCAGGTGGATTAAAGCTATCATCCTTTTCAATAACTCTTTCTCCTCCACCATCTAGCTTTTTCTTTTTATAAACTATCTTCTTTGTGGTTTTATAGTTAAAGTATAATAGGGTACACGTATCTCTATAGAATAAACTGTTCTCATAAAACTGAGCGACATTATAATAGTTATACCAATTCTGACTGTACTGACTAATCTTTTCTAAATCTTCTCTCGTTAAGTCTTGGTCAATCTTCATTAACTCTGTTATAGGAACAGTTTTTATTTCACCCCAATAGAAACAATCTTTAAAGTGTGGGTCTTCAGTATAACTATAAACAACATTAGCAGGGTCTACATAAGATACTTTAACTCCTGCTCCGGGTAAGAACTCATGCTTTGCCATAGCTACACCAAGAACCATTAGGTCATAATCATATCTCTTTCTTAAATCTGAGTAATGGTTACTATCAAACAAAGTATTAATAGCTTCTTCTTCAGCTATCTCTATTGCAGGTTTATAATTAATCTGCATATATAATGACATCTCTTCATCTGTAGAAGGAAGCTCATCAGGTGGAATAGTAAATGGGTCGACACCAAAGTTTTGCTGTATGTTAGATAACAAGTCTTTAGCAACCATTTGTCCTTCTACCATATCTTGATACTTGGTTCGTTTAGCCTGAGACATAGCGTCTTGTGCGTAAGCATTAACCTTAAATAGTCTATCTGCCATACCATTAACTACTATATCTACAAACTTAGGAAGTATAGGAACGGGAGTCCAATCTAAATTAAGATATGATAAATCACCATCAACAGCTAATTCATTTTTATATTTACCTATAGGTTGCTCTCCTCGTGCATACAACCTTAACCTATTAAAGTTTGCAAACTGATTATAAAACCTACATTGGTTTCCATCTTTTCTAAACCACTCGTATTGAATTGCTTGTCCTATTTGTAATCCATATTCGTCTGTTGCTTTTTCTGCATCAGATACAAACTGATTTGGAAAGCCTACGTCATTTATATTTATCTTAACTTCTTTCATCACTTAATTAATTCACTGTAAATTCCTTTGTTCCTATACCTTGCAAAGTTAATGCTTATTTTTGACTCTTTTTTCTGAGGCTGATACAAGTGTTTTTGAATAGCCATGATAGCTAGTCCTGAACTTATTGTCGCATCATACTTTGTACGGTTATTAATATCAAACTTTGCCCAATCTTCTAATGTCCTAGTAAATAACATTGACCCCATTTCATCATTAGGTCTATATGTTTCCTCTGTATCTAATCCAACGTGCTTTTCAATATAAGACTCAATAGCTGATGCGTGAGACTGTTTTACATCTTCAGAGGTATTAGGTATCCCTCCTAGTTCTCTTTCAGTCTTAGAGAGCTTATTATAAACTTTATCAGGTCTATTCATTGAGAACCCTCTATAACCTCTGTTCTTAAAATGATATAGTATCCTTGGTTTATTATTCTCTGCAAGTATTGGCATTCCATAAAACACACAAGCCATTAACACTTCTTCAAAAAATATCTCAGCAGTTTGAGGTCTTGCAACATACTGTAAAAAAAATTCATTACTTGGAGCGTGGTCCATGTTGAATTTAGTTACACCATGCAACGCTCCGTTAGAACCACCTCCACCTACTACACCTGATATATCATAAGAGTCACAACCAAATGCACCTATGTGTTCATTGCCGGGATACTTAATTCCATTCTTTACAATTATTTTATTTTGCATCCCCTTATCAGGTGTCCAACTAACAAGAAACCTACCTCGCTTATCAGGACTAAATACAACCTTAGTATCCTTCTCTCCATTCAACCAATGAAAAGAACCTCTCGTTACATGATGGTCTGTTATCAATCCATCATTATAATCTATTTGCTGATATATTTTTGTTAGATTAAATATAGATGCCTTGCTCTCATCTCTAAATGCGTGTGACTCACTGCGAGGAAACTGTCTGTAAAATTCATTCAATGCATCAGGGTCACCCTTTAAAGATTGAACTTCATTCTCCCAATAGTCAATTGCACCAAAGTCAATCATTTCATCATCTACTCCCCTCACTTCTTTACTTGGTGTTCTAAATACAGGGAATCCATATCTATCTATAAAGCCTTCCATGTTCCACTCCATAGGAATAAACAAAGAATACATACCACTCTTTGTCATACCATTGGAGTTTCTTTTCATCACATTGGAACTCTCGTATAGTTTTTTAAAGTTACTTCCTCCTTTATTTAATGCATTAGATGTGGAACCCATCATACACTTCCCAATTATCTTACTACCCAAACGCAAACACGTTTTAGTTACCCTCCAATTATTTAAGATATCATTTGGCTTTAACCACTTACCACTCTCATCATGAACAAGCAGTAATAACTTCTCACCGTCATAAGAGTTGTCATCTGTGTTCTTCCAATCAATAGTGGTATCTAATCCCTCCATCTCTTCTGCTCCTACTTCATGCATGTTCTTCTTGGTAATCTTAGATGCAGGAACCCGGTAAGCTAACTCAGTCTTTGGTCTGTCCATCCCATCTTGAATAGGTTTGAAAAAGAATGGTAAGTGCTGCGATATAGGAACTACCTTATCAGTAAACATCTTCTTTGCATCCGAACCTGTCTTGGATAATATACCTACTCTTGAATCTCTTGCTATGGTTGCAGTATTAACTGCTTCTGCTGACCCCATAAAAGAAAAACCTGAACGTCTTATCTTTAGATACACCATTCCAAAACATCTCTTGTCAGCTTTACATGCTTCCCAATATATAAAAAATATTCTATTGGCTTCTCGGTAATCAGGATATCCTATATCAATCTTAGTCCATTGGAGATACATGTAGTGTGCTCCGGTTATATATGTAGGCGTGTTATTGTTTATAAACCAATAACCATTTTCTCTTCTATTAAATTCCTCCTCAATATAATCAACCCACCTATCCTTAAACTCTCTAGGCATTTCATTCCATTGGAATATAGTGTTGATTCTTTGTAATGACTTAGGATATTCTTCTCTCGTCCAATACGAATTGTCTCGTCTGACGAGACTCTTTGGTGCAGAAGGAAGTGCAATATAAAGTCCACTAATGTATACTATCTCACCTATAGTTCCATCTTTAGATATAATAACTACGTCATGTTCTTTATTATATCCATACTCCCAAGACTTTTTATTGTTATTTTTTTTAACAATAGACTCAGGGATATAATCTTTAATTACTCTGTATAAACTATTTAGACCTTCTTTCTGCAAATCCTTGTTTTGTATCTGTTTTACTTTTTCCTTTACTCTCGTAATCTAATCTTTCTTTCTCTTCATCTATACGCTTTAATATATCAAACGCATCTATGATGGCTAGTTTTTTTGTAGCTGCAGCATTCTTCAATCTATCTGCAGCAAGTTCATCTTCAGGGTCAGGCTTTATTATTTCTTCTTGAGCTACTTTTATTAATTCCTTAACTGCTTTTTTTCCTGCCTCTATTATTTTTAATTTGAGTTGATTTGATTCCATTGTTATCATTTAATATTTTTTGTACCTGTCTTATAAATGCATTTCTTTCTTCAAGACGTATCATAGCAATCTCTTTAATATATGACTCCCTTTCTTCATGCCAAGTCTCACGTTCTCTTGTGGACCTTTCAGATATCTCCTCAATCTTTCTAAGCAACCAACGCTCACGAGTAATGGCATACAGAACCCATATACCTAATACTCCATATTGTGTTAATATCTCAAACGTATCCATTACATTACAAATGTTATATTGTTAGTAAACATTCTATATAAAACTTCTCCATCCACCCTAAACTCATATTCGCTTTCAGGTTGGAATGAAACTTCATCTCCTTCCTCTACACCAAACACTGCTAGTTCTTTATTAATATACTTAACCGTTCCCATCAGTGGTTCGTACTTACCTCTCTTCTTTAAGAAAGAATCTTTTACAGGAAGAGGTTTAATAAAACAATTCCTTCCATGAGCGTTCCACTTCCCATTTTTTTTGTACATATAAAACTGCTCATCTTCAATAAAGAACAAATCATCTTTAAAGAAACTTCTACCACTTTGTCTTCTACCTTTCATGTCGTTATAAAACTTAAAGACATTGTGGTGAACAAGCAAAGTATCTCCCGGCTCTATCTCTCCTTTATAGTTTAAAGGTACAGCTATTACCTCAGCCTCTCTATTAGATGCTGCAACTTCTTCTTCTGAAGTGCTAGTAATAAACTCTAACCCTCCAATCTCTTTGGTATTATTATACCTCTTTCCATTCACAGGTTTAACTATGAACCTATCCGGTGATTGCATTTAATTTTATTTAATTAATAAAGCTGTGGTTGTAATACCACTTACTAATCCCAATCCAAACCAAAAAAACTTTCGGTCATAAAATTTCTTTTCGTCTTTAATAATAATATTTGAAAGACCTAAAGTGTTTACATATGGATTGTCATAGTCTACCATTACAATAGGCTTGGGTCTCTTAAAAAATCCTTGAGACTTTAATCCTATGTTTACGTTCATGGTATTAAATATTTTTAAGCTATCTACTACTACTCCTTCTTTTTTAACTCTACCTCCTATAGCATAGTATTCATCTAGTATACTAAACTTGCGAGGAACTTTAATGGAATGGAAATGTTTTGTAGTATCTACATACACCGTATCATATTTCATTACAATACTATCTTTAGTGTATGGAATAAATATACTGTCAAGCTGTGTGACAGTCTTTACTTTTACGTGACTCTGTAATTTTTTTAATTTAAGATAGGCTACCCACCCATTGTCGATAGCCTGTTTTTGGGTTAAAATGATTTGTTCTTGTTCTGCAAGTAGCTTACCTGTTTCAGTTCTAATTGTATTAAAAGACTGTCCTTCAATAGTTAACTTGTTGACTTGCTTTTCGTAGTGTTTTAACTTTTTGTAATTACTCCATACAGAACACCCACTAATACCTAGCAATAAAATAAGTATTGCTATGATAATATTTTTAATGGTTACTATATCATTTTTATTTTTCTCCATCTTTAGGTAGAGCAATTAAAGAATCTTTAGAGCGTAAGAATAACAGTGATACTGCTAACCATCCACTCATGTCTTTGCTGTCAGCTTTACCTGTGTAAATCATTACTAGGCAAAAAGCCATAATCAATAGACCAATAATGGTCGTTACATAATTTGATACTATTCTTGTTTTCATAATTAAAAGTTTATGTTAT